AGAGGTGTATGAATAGAAAAACAAATACACCATAAATATGTTAAAAATATTTCTGGTAAATTTATTGTACCATTTTCAATAAAAGGTAATTGATTACACCCATTTGAGAATATTGGTAATTCATCTATGTTAATATTTATTTTATCTGATATATGACCTTTTCTTTTCAGTTCTTTACTATTTTCAATAATTTCAGGGTGAAAATTTTGAAAATAATTTAAGCAAGTATTCAAGAGTACCCTAATTGGTTGTTTCCCAGGGTGTTCTTGTTGGTCTTTATATTGATTTATCATCATATTGTGTTATTATATCATAATTTAGGGTTATTATCAATAAATAAAAAATTCCCTTGTCCGCAAGCTCCCATTCTTGCCATGCAGGATTTTCTAGTTTACATAATCAGTCATTAGCGGTGAAGGGGGAAGTAATCGGCTGGCAATTTGAAAGCTACGCGGCAAAACCAGTGCCCCGCAGTCCGCAATCTTTCTAAGAGGTTACGCCGCAGTTTTCCCGCTATGTTTTATCTTTATTCGGTTCGTGCGGCTATGATTTTTTTTCGGTTGGTGTCAGGTTTCTTCCCCGGTCTGTCTGTCAACAAATATTATCTTTACATCACAGCCCAAAACGTCCCCAATCTCCCGCAGCTCCTTTTCAGCAAAATTGTCCCGCTTCATCTTTTGGTGTAAATTGGCGGGTGTTGTATCTAGTCGGCGGGCTAGTTCCGCTTCGGCTATGTTATCTTTTTTTACCAGCAAAATCCGGATTTTTTGCGCCATGCTCATATTTATAAGTTATTCATCTTTTTTCATTGTGTCAACAAAAAAAATAAATATTTTTTCTTTTTTGCTTGACATTATATATTATTTAATATATAATTTTAATTAGAAACTATATCAGCAAGGCTTTTTTAGCCTTGCCCCTCTTGGCTGTATAGCCGGGCGTATAACAGGCAGTACATTTTATAGCCTTATCCCTTCATGGGTGTTTTATGTCCGGCACAAAAAAGCGTTATTTTAAGGTATTCTCTCAATTTGTCCCTTCCCCTTCCCGCATTGCCTACTTTGCCCACTATTACCCCATAACCGCAGAAAACAAACCCCCGCCAACCGTCCGCACGTTAGGCGACATTGTTTCAGTTTTCCAGTACACAAACACCGCAGAAGAAGCCGCCGCCCTCATGTCCTCTATGTTCCAGTATGCGGAAAATAAGGCGTTTTTGTCATTGCCGCAAAACCCCGCCTTTAATGGCGGTCAGCAGTTTTTGTTTAACGGACTTTAGTCCGCAGTCTCTATCCCCTCTGCCTTAGCCGCAGGAGGTTATTTTATTTTCCGGAGTTTTGCCATGCAAACAAACGAATTTGAAAAGCGCGTTTATACGCCGCAGTTTTCCGCCACTGTCTCTGCCGCCGTCAAGCGGCTTGCCTGGTCAATGGGCAAGCCCATGACAAAGGCTGTTGAAAGTCTGGTCTTGGCGTTACCCGCCATTGTAGACCCGGCAAAAATCTGCCTATCTTGTCAGGACAGTTCAGAATGTAAAGCCTGTATTTTTTGCCGCCACATCACCGCAGAAGAAAAAGCCGCTTTATTGGCGGCACTGTAAGGAGCGCACAAAATGAATTATTTCCAACATTGCCAATCGGTTGAGGAAGCAAAAAAGCGTTATCGGGAATTGCTTATGAAGTACCACCCCGACCACGCAGGGCAAGAAGGCGAAGCCACAACCAAAGAAATCATATCGCAGTTTAACGCCTTCTTAAACGGTTTTATGTCCCATTCTTTTAATTCCTATTATGAGGACAAAGAATGGAAGCCAGAAGAAGATACAATTTTTGAATTTCAGGACATCTTACAGAAAATAATCCATTTAGACTGTGAAATTGAAATCATAGGCTATTGGATTTACTGTTTCAAGTCAAAAGAAGTCAGGGAACAATTAAAAGAATTGGAATTCTGGTTCAGCGGCAAACACAAAGCATGGATTTATTCAGGCAGACCAAAAAAAGGCAGGGCAAGCAAAAAAACCCTTGATGAAATAAGAGCGGACAAGGGCAGTAAAAAAGTTGAAAAGGGGGAAAAAGAAAAGAAAAAATATCCGCTTAGAGTAGCGGTCTAATCTCACAAACGCCCCCGCCATGCGCGGGGGAAATTTTCTATTTGAGGAGTAAAAAACCATGATGACAGAAAAACAAAAAATCAAACAATGGGATAAAGTCGATAACGCTATATACGGCTTAATCCAAGAATTAAACCCGACAGAAAAAGAAATCAAATGGGACATAAAGCCCATCAGCGAAATTCGGCAGGTACTTGTCAATTTGTATGTTAATGAATTGAAACTATGTACCGAAGCAGAATTTTATCCCTAAAGGAAAAAACCATCCGTTGTTTTCGCCCCGGAGTATTCCGAGGATATTTTTCTTATAAGAGGAATAAATTATGTTTTACCAAAAATTTCAAGGGAATGAATACAGTTATTCCTATGAGAATGAAACAGACCAGTTTCTTCTTTTCAAAAACAACTACAGCGATCATGTTGTATTGAAAGATTATGATGTTTATTTGTTCAGAGCTAGAATTGGATGGATTAACAGCCAACTTAGCGACCAAACAGAAGAAGAAAAAAACCTGCACATGGAAAATGAAATAGCCTACTTCTTACGAAATAGGTATTGAACAATTAAAAAAGCCGTCCGAAGCCCCCGCGCCCCGGACAGCAAACATACCAAAATAATTTTCCCATCCCTGACACCGACAGCCGATAACAGCCGACGATGTATTTTTCAAATAACAAAAAAGCCACCCGATATGATCGCACGGACGGCAGTTTAACAACTGGTTAAGCCTCTTTAGTTTTAAGCACAACCATATTATTTTTCGGTCTCGTTACCAGAAAACCATCCCTCTTTCTAAACCTCAAAAACAATTCCCCATATTCTAGGCTTTCTGTAGTACCGTCAAATTTCTTTAGTTCGATACCGCGCCTGTTGCCATGCTGAATTCTTTTCGGGTTAAAAAAAATCGCAAAGATTTCATTTTCGCCAATATCTGATATTTGCGGAAGTATTGAAACCTCATGGTAAGGGTACAGATCAAGACGCCCGGGCATTGCCTCTGTCGGATGCCGCCAAATCGGACGCCCTTCGCTGTCCTCAATGTTGGCTATGTGGTTTAACACTGTCTCATTCAAAAACCATGCACAGTCTTTCCGTTCTTCCGCAGGTACTTTATAAACGGCGTCTCTAAAATCTTTCCACGTCAGATCATTGATAGTGCTACCCTTGATAGTAACTTCGGTTACATCAGGACACGCCATCGCCCCGGTAAAAGGGTCGTTGTCAGCTAACAGGCATTGGCGGTCAAACTCCTGTCCGTAAGTTTCTATAAATTCATCAATGAACATTGCCCCCAAATCGACAAAAACGTCCTCTTCATATTCGTCAAACCACGGAATATAGCCCGCAAGGGTATACGCCTTAAGCTCTACCCGTTCCGCGCCTTTAGGCTTCGACCCCTCGATTTTCTGTCCGTAAGCTGTAAGCCAATGAATTTGAACGCCGCCCCTGTCTCTTGTGGGAAGCATAATAGAAGGACCGAGCATAGGACGATGACGGACAAGCGACATCATAACGCTTTTTTTTGCGACATCGGACATTATTTCAGTTTCGTAAATCGGATTGATAAGGTACTGTTCGTTAGTCGCCATGTTCCCCATAGGATCGCCGAGAGCCGCCTTTGATATTTGCCACCCCTTCTCGCCCCATGTTACATCTTTCGGGTTAGTCCAATTCTCGCTTTTCAAATTAGGTGAAAACGCCAAATCCGCCAGAGTTTTATGGTTTCCCGACCACGCCGCCGCAATGCCTTTACCCAAATTGTAAAGCAATTCGCGCCTTGACAATTCACGAGGGCTTGAAGCCTGCCCCTTGATTTCATCCCGCAGAGCCTTTACGGTTTTTTTCAGGGCTTCCATTTCGGAAGTTTCCTGAACCGTAACAGTCTCTAAAGTTTTTACAATACTTTCCAGAATTAACTCTTTTTCCTGAAAGTATGCCGTGGCGGTTTCGGTATTCGTGAAGCCCGTCAACTCGATTTTCTTCATTTCGGCTATTTTCTGTTTGATAGCCTTTAAAAGTTCGTCCATACACTACTCCTATAAATTATTTATTAACCCGCCCAAAAAATGAGGGTGGTTTAATTCCTGTGTGTTTTCCGCTTTCGCCGCTTCAATAGATTTTGCCAATGCGAAAGGATTAGCCGGAACATTGCAAATTGAAAATTCTAAAAGTTCCTGCTTGCGGAAAATAAACGTAGTTCCGTCCTTGCTGTCCTCTTTGCCCGGAATTTCAATCTCAATAACACGGAAGCCAACAGAACCGGCGCGGATAACTCCAGCTTTTACACGCTCCCCAATAGCCCAGCCGAAAGGGTCATAATCCTTGCCGTTAAAAATAACAAGACCGTGCAAGCCGCTTTCATCAGAAGCAAGCCCCTCGATTTTCCCGATAGCCGGAATTAAATAGTTATGCGACCACTCCACGACCGGATTTTTGCAGTATTGAGAAAAATCCCATCCAGCCGGATCAATCCTCTCCCCGTAACGGTCTAAATCATACGTTGAAAGCGTCCACGCAAAACTTTCTTTCACATTGCTCTTTCCTTCCGTTAGGCGAAATGGCACGGACGCTATCAATTCGACATCGCCAGCCACCGTTTGAACCCCCACCGTTTCTTTTTTCACTCCCAAAAATTCTAGCAACACAGACGCATTGCCAGTTTGGAATTCCCCGCTTTTCGTTCTGATAATCATAAATCTTTCTCCTCTTTTCTCATTGCTTATTTAGCCTTGTTATTTTTTGCTGAATTCTTACCCAATCCGGCAATATATCGGTGTTGTAATTTGAACCGTTAAAACACAAATCTTCTTTCGTAAAAATTTCAAGGCAAAACGCCGTTTTAATAAGTTCTTCCCTGCCCCGGCAGTTAAATATTTTCATTAGTTCCCTTATGTGGTATTCAACAGTCGCTTTACTGATATGGAGATCGTCCTCAATACGTTTTATAGAAAAACCGTTGCAGAGCATTAACATAATTTCTTTTTGCCGTTTAGTATCGTTAAACGGAATGTCCGGCCATTCAGACAGCCTGTCTAAAATATTCTGCACGTCAGGCGCGACATAATTTTCCCCGTCAAGAAAACACTGCAAGCCGCGATGAAACTCGTCAATTCCGTCAAATATTTTGATATACGTTTTTACTCCATGAAACATAAACCAAGTTGCAATGTTATCTGAAAACGGGCTTGTAGTTATAACGGCGGTATTAAGTTTTGGAAATAAGCGTAACAACTGCCCCAACATGAAAGGAGTGCCGCAGTCATAAAAACTACTTCCGATAAGAAAATAATCAGGATTTAATTCGTTGATAAGCATATTAAGACCGTCCTTTCCCTTATCGGTAACATGAACGCAGGGAAACCCCAACTCCGTAAGGCGCGTTTTAATATGAGGAAGCAGTTTAGTATAACGGCTGACAAGCAGCGTTCTACCCCCCATTTATTCCTTGCCCCCCGCAGTCGGCAATAAATTTTGCGGACGATACCACACATCGCCCCACGGCTTAGGTTCTTTGCCGCGCTCTTTCAAAACATCGTTAATTGTTTTTATTCCGGCGTTTATCTCGGCTATATCTCTTTTACTTTGCGCGTCCTCATTGTCCTGAAGTTCGGGAATATCCCAAAGGTCAAATTTCCCAATCTCTTTCAGGTTGAAGCGCATAAAAAAATTGCTTTCAAGTATCTGTTCAAATTGGCGTAACAGCGGGATCAATGTGTATTGCCAAAACGCGCTGTGCTGTTCTTTAGTGTCCTTGCCGGACAGAGCCGTTGACTTGTCAGAAATGTTAGCCACGCGAGGGGGAATTCCGAATTTGGCGAGAATGGTATACAAGTTCCAACGCTTTAACTCAAAAAGTTTTACCACATCGGGATTGAATGAAAGAGCCTCAAAACTTGTACCCTTGCCGAGTACGGCAATTTTGCGCCCTGCCTTTACCTGCCCGTACTTGCTCTCCCACCGCTTTTCCAATGCGTCAGCTTCTTCCGGCCTCAATGTCTGGTCGGTCTTGAGAAGCCCTTGCGGTATGGCGTTATTTTTGAGTAATGTTGAATTGCCTTTATT